AAGCAGCGCGGACGGTGATGCGGTTGCTTTTCCGAGAAGTTTGTCAAAGAGTCCCATATGACTATTGTGTTCCTATCATGTGCTAGACTGCACCCCACCCACCGCCACGGCCCACGAGCTCGTCGTAGGCGTCAGTCAATGCGTCGACGATATCGTCATTCTTACCGAGCGGGAACGTCCGCATTTCGTCCAGGAGTTCGCGATTCCACGAAGCTGCAACCATGTACACGTTTCCACCAGCGACCTGCGATGCGAACGGTTCAGCGCGCACATCCTTCGATCCTGTCACCGGCAGGACTGTCACAGCACTACCATGCAACAGCCGGAGCATGTGCATCGCTTGACTCTTGCCAGCCTGGCCCGGGTCCTGCGGTAGTCGAATCCGAATGCCACGGCCATCGAGAGCAGCTGTCTGCTTTATAACTTTATCGCGCTGGTCGGTGTCGTACTGACCTCTCACGACATCAAGGATCCAGATGCGACCATCAGCATCACGGCCCATCTTGACGCCGACAGTAAAGTCACCACTTCCCGCTGTAGCTGCAAGGTCCCAGGCGCGGGACATCTTCGCAAGGTTCGGTGTAGCATGCTCGATGGTGATCCGGTCCGACTTGAAGAAACTTCCCTCGCGAGGTGTCGGATGTTGCTGGTACAAAGCACTCCACCCATAGTCGCCACTGTTGGCCACCATGACCTCCTTGATGCGTCCGAGTTCCTTCACGTCGTATCTCTCTGGCCACAAAGCTTCGCCAGGCATTCGACCGATCTGGTCCTTCTCCTCCGCGATGGCTGGAAGGTTCAGCACGGTCCATCGGTGAGGCTCCGATGAAATTGCGCGAGCGGTGATGTCGTCGTGATGCCACCTGGTCGAGACGATGATGAGAGCGCCCTTCGGTTCGAGCCTCGTGTATAAATCGTCGGTGTACCAGTCCCATGCTTTGTCACGATACAGCGCGGACTCAGCATCCTCTCGAGACCGAATCGGATCATCGATGATGATGCGCTTGAAGCCGACACCGGTCGGAGGTGAACCGACACCACGCGCCATAAAGGTTCCCCCCTCGGGCAAGCTCCACTCATCCTGTGCGGCGTTGTCCTTCGCGAGCTTTGTCCTGGACGAAACGATCTGTCTGGACTTACGGCTGAAGCGTCTCGCGATGCGCTCATTGTAGCCAGTGACCAACACGTTCGCGCTTGGATCTCGTTCGATGCAATAGGCGCCATATCGCACGGTCACTGTCTCAGTCTTACCGTGGCGCGGCGGCATGTGGATCGCGAGTCTGTCGATCTCACCACGCTCCACAGCGTCAAGGTGTGAAGCGATGGCGATGAGATGCCGAGCAGTAAAGGACCAGCCATTCGGGAGAGTCTCTCGAAGGTAGTCAAGGTAACAGAGAGCCGTCTGCGCGCTAGTCTTCGTTTGGGCCTTCGCTGGCTGCGGACAGAAGTTGAACCGAGAAAGTTGCAATCTTCTCGTAGAGAGCTGCAATCTGCGCGGCGCTTTGTCCATTGATGTACCTCTCGCTTTGCGTTGTCCTGGCGATGACCTGAAGTGCTTTGAGGTTGTCCTCGAGAACGGACGCCAGCAGATCATCAAGTGAGACTGCTGGCGCCTTTACAGTCGTGACAGTTTCCGACGCGTCGGAAACAGGTTGTAGTTTTCCGACACTTGACGACATGCGATCACGAATCGTGATGATGGTCGTTCGTGGTAAACCATGAAGCCGAGAAACAACCGTCGGTGTCTGACCTGCCATCAGAGCAGCTTCGACCCGTGCGATTGTTTCCTCGTCGTAGATGTTTGGACGTGCCATGCTTCTATTCTGGCTCATCCTGACGCACTCTGCGCCTGTAGTGCAGCTGTCCGTGGCATAAGTAGCACAACACCTGGACATCCTCCATCAGCTCACCACCGAGTCTGATGTAGGTGATGTGATGCACATCAAGCTTGTAGCCGTCCTCCTGTCGACGGCCACACTGCTCGCATGTTCTACCGGATCGTTCAAGCGCCTTCGTCCGAATGTCCTGCCAGCGCTGACTCCGCATGTACTTGCGACGGTAGTCGCGCCATGCTTCATCGACCTGGTTACTGGACGCTCCGATGGCCTTGAGCAGACTGTAGGTGTTAGACCATGGTTTCGCCATGATGGTCTTTATGATGTTGTCCGTGTCCATATGATCTCATTCTTTACAGGGTGATCCTCGCCCCACATCCAGTCAGTCGCGAAAAGCGACTCAGGGTCCAGTGTCAGGCCTTGCAGAGTCTTCGACTCATCACCCGTATGCATCATGAATGCCTCGAAAAGGTCTGAATATCGGATGTAGACATCGTGGTCAAAGCATACGCGTGTGATCGGTTTGCCATGCATCAAGTGTTGTATTACGTGTTCAAACTTCATCTGTCACAACCATCCAATCTCTCGCCAGTACATCATTCCCTGATAACGTTGCGAAGCCCTTGCATCGCCAAACAAGAGCGCCATCGAGCTCATAGCGCATAAGAGCGGATTCGACTATCTGTATCTTGAACTTGGCACCATCACGCCACACAGGACGTCCTGCGCGTACGTCTACAAGGATTTGGTCAAAACTCTTACGACCACCCCAGTTGTTTTGTTTCTTGCCAACAGATTCCTGGAACTCCACACGCAGTGAAGGTTCTGACATCATCCATCGATTTATCATCATTATCGGATAACCGACGACTTCGGCTGCTTTGCTTCGTGTCTCACCGCTTGCAATAAGCTCCGCCCACTTTATGACGATTGCGGTTTTGTCATCAAGCGAAATGTAAGGCGCCATCTTCTTGACTACCCTGTCTGATTGTTCTTCACTAATCCATCGCTGGACTGTCGCACGTGGAATTTCCATAATCTGCGCGGTACGACTAATTGTGTTACCAGCAGCTCTAAGTTCCTTAATTTGCTCCAGTAGTTTTGTTCGCTCATCAAGTTTTTGTTGACGTTTGTCTTCAGTAATCCATCGCCAGATTGTTTCGCGACTTACGTGCATGATCTGAGCAACTGAATCAATAGTGTTACCAGAAGCTCTAAGTTCTTTGATTCGCACCAGGAGGAGTTTCCGCTCCTCGATTTTTGTATTCTTAGCCACTTTGATTCTCCCCTTCAAAGTAAAAGACCAGGCACACCGTTCGGATGATGTACCTGGTTCCGTCAGCGAGTCGTTGGCAACCGGGAGATGGTTACTCGCTGGCGTCTTCACCGAATGGATCTTCGATGTCATCGGTCTTGATCGCTGGCTGTGCGATCTTGGTCAGTTTCTTCTTAGCTGTCACAGGACTAACGGAAACGATGGCATTGGTCATGTTGCCACGCGTGTTCAGTTTAGCGTCCACAGTGACCATCCACTGCTTTGCAAGCAGGTCATCGACATCAAGCTGGTGAAACTCCGCCTGTGTCAAGCGGCGCCCGAGCATGCCATCGAGAAGGATTGTCAGTGCTTGCTTGTCGTTGCCGTAACCTTGACGGGTGTACTTGAAGAAGCGGTAAGCATTGCCAGCAGAGTCGCCATACTCTGTGGTCTCAAACGTAAATTTGAAGTTAGGGACCATGACGTTCGGGTCGTCGTATGAAGGACGATCAACCGAGTCAAGGTTTGCCAGGCGGCAGACGTAGACGCCAGCCGGTGCTGACTCAAACTGTGAGCTGCCATCGCTGAACGAGGCGTTACTAAAGAAACCCATTTTCATATTCTCCTTCGGCCATAAGGCCGCTCTGTGACAGTGCTGGCTCAGTTACCAATCCAGAAGGTGTTTCCACCAGCACCATCAAAGTTGACATTACCAACAATCGAACCATCTGTCAAACATTTCGTCGATGCTGTTCCGTGGCCCAGCGTTAGCGCCCGGGCCGCAGGAACAGTTTCGACTTATACCCCTAAGCCAGCACGCGTCTAAACATGCTGGCAGGGGGGTTTCCAAAGGGGGGATTTTCCTGACCTGTTCCCGTTTTATAATACTTAAGGGCGGAACAGGTCGGGAACAGGTCGCGGGAACAGGTCAAACGCCTATAAAAGACCAGTCGGACGGTAGAGTTTCGCGTTCCTGGGACCCTTGTCAAACGCCACTATTCGACTCGCTTCGAGGTCCGCGAGTGTAGCTGCAACGACTGATTTTCTACCGCCACATAACTCCGCCAGACGTGCCTGTGAGATGCCTGGTGTTTCACTGATGAGCTCAATGAGCTTCGACCGGATTTCTTGTGTGATGACCTCGCTCCTGGCGCCAGCGTCAAGCGTCCTGACCTTCGTGAGACCATCCTCATCGCGAATCTCGAACGTGACATCGATGGCGTCCTCATCGCTGATAAGACGGCCCTTCGTGACGTACATCCTGTACAACGCGTTCGCTTGCTTCTCAACAGAGAACGCCATGTCAGCAGCTGCGACAATCTCCGCAGCGCCTCGCATACCTTCGTGCTTGACTGTCGAGTCAGTGCCACCCTTGCGGTTGTGGTGAGCGATCAGGACAGTGATGCCGACATCAAGCAGCTTTTTGAATGAGTCGTAGAGTCGACGCATCTGACTGTTGTCATTTTCGTCCAGGCCATGCACACGCACCAGAGAGTCAATGAGCACCAGACCAATACCCTGCGACTGGCAATGCTTCACGATTCGTTCGACATCGAGCACATTGTCCAGCCTGATGCCGACTCTGTTGA